AGGTCAAAGGCGAAAAGAAATCGAATGCTTTGACAACTGTACAGAAAGACAACCTCGCATCGACCTTACCTCAAGGGCGGTATCCGATTGCTGATATAGTCGGGGGGCAAGGGAAGGATTTACTTCGAGCCGATATCGAGAAGTCCTCGACCTTGTTGGCTAGAGATTATAAAGGTTTTGGTAACCAAGGGATGACGGGAGTTCGAACCTCTGAATATTACAAGTGGAGAAGATTATCCGTGGTCGAGTGTTCAAGACTCCAAGGATTACCAGACGATTATTGTAAAAGTGTTTCGAAGTCTCAAGGCTATCGACAACTTGGTAATGGGTTTCAAGTCGATACGATCTTTGAGTTATTAAAGCAACTACCCAAGGACACACCTCTGGACAATGTGGCATCAGCTTTTGATGGTATCTCTTGTCTAAAGGTTGCCTTGGATCAATATGAGGAATGGAGGAGTTATGGCTAAGAAACGAGGTATTCCAGAACGTCCAAGAAATCCGTATCACATTCGGAAAAGATCCCATGTGATTCCAGACAAACGGGAGAAGGACAAAAGAAATCGCCATCTGCATGAGTTGTGGATGGCGAAGAAACTTAATCAAGAAATCAAGAAAGAAGAAGAAAATGAAGACATATAATATCAGAGTTCGAGCCGACTACGTTGGCTACTATAAAATCAAGGCTAAGTCTATTGATGATGCAGAGGCAATGGCACAACAACAATTGTTTGACGAAATGAATGATGGGGTCGATGGGGTTTTCGACTTCGAGGAGTTTGAGGACGAAGAGCATTACGCACATAAAGAACTAGTGCAATGGGCAGAGGATCACCATGATCGAGTTCTCTACACGATAAATGAGGAGAAAAAATGATTGTAAAAGCTATAGCACTAATTTGCATCGTTCATTCTGTCGGGGATCATAGTTGCCCTACCATTGTGTTCGATGAAGAATTTTCATCGGTCAAGGAATGTAATACTTGGTTAATTCGGAAAAGATTATACAATATGCCATATAACCAGAAAATCGTTTTGGATGATTGTGTCATAACCAAGAGAGACGGCTAATGAAATTATTTAACCCAGAAGAATGGAATGCAATTCACGAGGATATTTCCTCATGTTGGGAAAATTGGAGAGAGGACGGACACGATCCGTCCTTGATCGCCTACATAGGTATTTTCCGTTTCACATTATTGGCTCAAGAATACGTCAACGAAAAAGATTTAGACTTTTTTGTTTCAACGGCTATTGAGTCAGCAAAAAGATTTAATCCAGAAAAAGGAACAATTGATTATGACGCATAAAAGAAAAGTAGTGATAACTAACATCACGGAGAAAGAATCAGCTTTTGGGATGATAACTAGCAATCCCCGAAAAGACGAGGTTGTATATTTTACGAATCGCCTGGTCAAAAAATATAAAATGGAACTTGGCATGAAAGTGTCATGTGTAATGATCCCGAATTATGAGGACCGGAGAAAAGAATGTCCTTGGAGAGCAATTGAAGTTGATTGTTTACGGAACCTTTTGACGAAAGTCGATCTTAAACAAGGAGTTGTTTGGAAACATTTGACCCCCGAAGTTGCCGATTGGCTTGTTGATGAAGCGATAAAGTTAAAACAACCCGACCTTGGGGTGGTGGCTGCATCTATTATTACGGACGTATATTACGATGAAAACGAGGAGACGATACAATGACAAAAGCATCTTTTTTCGTATTGTATTTTATTACTGTCCCCGATGTTACTACTGAAGCCGAAACCATATTTCATCGATGGGCGTTTGAGAAACAAGAAAATTGTTTGTACATGGCTCATAAAATGCAACAAGAAGTTGATCCATTTGCCCGAAAACAACAATGCCAAAAAAATACCGAATGGTACAAGGAACTTAAAGCACCTTTACCGAAACCCGAATTTATGGATTAAAGGGGTTGTATTTTTATTTCATCTAGTATATATGTTCTATATGTTCATGTTATAGAAGGAGTATAAAATGGCAAATGTTGGTATGAAAAACCGAGAAAGAGCCGAAGTTCCATTTGTAAATATTGCCGTCCCGATAGATGATAGGGAAAGGCTTAGAGATATCGCCCACGAAGAGGGTAGAACTATGGCTAGGCAAGTTTCTAGAATGATCCGAGAGGAACATGAAAGAAGGTTCGGAGATGGACAAGGACAAAAATGAAGTAATGCAAGACGATGTTGTTAATAGATTGATGAGAGGAATGCTCTCCCCAGATGAGGCTAAAATTCTGTTAACCCGTTACGGGGCAACGGAAAAGGATGCTGATTTTTGGATTAGTGACATCGTCGATGGCAAATTAATAAGAATTAGATCGATGGGTGGTCTTTAAGACTTTTTCGGTCTGATTTGAAGCCATTCTTTGGCTTCCTCACCAAGAACCTTTGCACTAAGGTCTATCTTGTTGACTAGAGAACTCACTATTTTTTCGTCAATTGTACCCTCAGAGATTAAATCAATATAGGTTACCGATTTATTTTGCCCGATACGATGGCTGCGATCTTCAGATTGAATCCGTGTATCAAGATTAAAGTCGTTTGCATAATAAACTACTGTATTTGCTTCTGTGAGGGTCAATCCTCGACCTGCCGTTGCGGGATTCCCGATAAAAAATCGCAATTTAGAAGACGGGTTTTGAAAATTATCAATAATTTTACTTCTTTCGTCGTCTGAAGTGTCTCCATAATACTTTGCTGCCGAATCTTTCCCGAAATTTTCTGTAAGAACTTGGTGAATCTTCATAATGTCGTACCGAAAGCGTGACCAGACAATTAATTTCCCCGAAGTTTCGTAACAAATGTCTAAAAGAGCATCCATTCTCTTAGTTTCAAAATTTTCTTGGTATCCATCGTCCGTGGTTAGGTAACCCGAAAGAATTTGTTGAAGTCTCAGCATCTGCGTAACCATTTGAGGGGCAGAAACAAGCTTTCCATTTTCAAATAAGACCAGGGCTTCTTTCCGAATTTGCTCGTATAACTCAAGTTGTTTTTTAGTCATACCTACATAACGAGGCATATATACTTTATCTGGAAGATCCAAACAATCCTTTTTAAGAACCCGAAAACTAAATTTGTCAAGCTTCTTATTTAGCTCATCTAAATTTTTAAATCCCACAATTTGTCTAAAACTTGTTGCACCCATGTTTCTAGTTTGCAGGTGAGCATACCGAGATTGAAAAGCATAATAGTTGCTATACCCAAGTACACCTTTTTTCAAAAATTCTGTTTGTGAATACACATCCATAGGGGAATTTGTCACGGGGGAACCCGTAAGAATCCGAGAATATAAAAAATCCTTAGACGTTTGTACCAGGGTCTTGGTTCTATTTGATCGGTAGTTCTTTATAGCCGTTGATTCGTCTATAGCAACGACACCTTTTTGACCATATCTCTTACCTAGCCACTTCCCGATATTTCGTCCTTTTACTGTTGAAAATATTTCCACATTCATAACAAAAATTGTGAGTCCATCAAATTTATCTTTTACTGCCCGAATTTCCCGTTCTTGTTCTTTGTTCGGGTTGCTAACCCAACGAATCACTCTATAAGGAACATCATTAGGAAAATGCTGCGGGATCTCTCTTTCAATCCAATTACGATACACTCCTTTAGGAGCAATTATCAAGGCAAAATCAATTTCTCCCCGACTATATAAGTATACAACGTCGTCAATTAAAACTTTTGACTTCCCTGTGCCCATTTCCATGAAAAAAGCAAAATATTTTTTATCTTGACAAGCCTCCAAAGCACTTATTTGATGATTAAACGGCTTTGTCTTAAAATTATATTTGACAAGGGGGTTGTTTTTCATATATAACTATTTATATATTAAATATAACTTTGTCAACTTAAACCTGAAGAGGAGATACTTATGAGTGACATTTTTGAAGACCATTTTGATGAGAGTAAAGCACTCGATTCAATAAGTACTGAGACAACGAAAAACCTCAGTAATTTAGTAAGACAGTTACGAGTAGTCGAGCAGGACGTAGAAGATGCAGAAACGCATCTTAAAACTCTTAAACAAGAGAGACAAAAATTATCTACAGAATTAATTCCCGACCTTATGGACGAAATGGGTGTTGAGCGTGTAGATGTTGACGGACTAACTGTTACAAAGAAACAGATTGTGGCAGCATCCATACCCGTTGCGAACAGAGATGAAGCTTTTAGTTGGCTACGAGAAAGAGGATTAGATGACATCATTAAAAACGATGTTGTTTGTTCCTTTGGTCGTGGACAAGACAACATGGCTAAAGATGCAATGGCGACTTTATCGGAAAGAGGATTAAATCCTGCGATGAAAACGCACATTCATCCAATGACCTTAAAAGCTTTCATTAAGGATCGTGTAGAGAGTGGCGACGAAGTAGACTTAGACTTATTCGGAGCCTATTTATCAAATGCAGTAGATATAAAGAGGAAATAGTAATGGCAAACGAAATTACCACAAAAGAAGACCAACTTCCGGCAGATTTGTTGGATGAACTTACGGCATCAGCAGGCGAAGGAACTAGTTTTGACAGTTCTGAGATGCAGATTCCGTTTATACGAATAATACAGGCTTTATCCCCACAGATTAAGAAGAAAGATCCTGCTTTTATTGAAGGAGCAGATCAAGGGGATGCATTTAATACAGTAACGAGCGAAATTTGGAATGGCGAAAAAGGTTTAGTTGTTGTTCCTTGTTATCAAGAAACAAAATTTCTTGAGTTCGTTCCTAGAGATTCTGGTGGTGGATTTATGGGCGAAATAGAGCCTAGTAATCCAGATCTTCAGAAGACAGAGAGAAAAGGTGCTAGGGAGATATTACCAAACGGAAATGAGTTGGTAAAATCTGATCAGCATTACTGTCTTGTCGTTGGAGATGATGGGATGCTGCAACCCGCAATTGTGGATATGAAGTCGTCACAACTTAAAGTAAGTAGACGATGGAAGACTCAGATTGCGATGCAGAAGATTCGTCACCCGAAAACGGACGCACTACTGACTCCTGCGGTCTATGCGACTATGTGGAAGTTAACAACTACCGAAGATAGTAACGACCAAGGAACATGGTTCAATTGGGCAGTAGCTAAACATGGCTTAGTTAACACTAAGGATCTTCTTACAGAAGCTAAAACCTTTAGGGAACAAGTTATGAAAGGTGCGGTTAAGGCTATGGATGAAACGGAAACACTTCAAAAAGACGAAGCTCCGTTCTAACTGCTAGTCATAGCCTTTTGGGGGGTGTGGTTTTTTTTAAAATCTTCCTTTCTCCACACCCTTCATTATAAACAACCATGTCAGATATACTTAAATTTATGGAAGCTTTCCGTGGCTCAGATGAGGCACACGGACAAACGATTGTAGGTGCAGTAGGTCGGAACGGAAAAACCGAGGCACAGAGTCGGGTGGTTCGTGAGCCGTTGACCGAGGAACTTGTACATAATCACCTAGAAGGAAAGCACGGGGTCGGGGCGATCCCGATTAATAAGAATAACGAATGTTATTTTGGGGCGATTGATATTGATCAATATGACCTCGATCATAAATCTCTTATAAACAAGATAATTAAGTTTAAGCTGCCACTTATTGTTTGTCGGTCAAAGTCTGGGGGAGCACACTTATTTTGTTTTTTAAAAGAACCGACACAAGCAAAGATTTTTAGAGAATATTTAACAGAGATAGCAAGTGCTTTAGGCTATGCCAAAGCTGAGATTTTCCCGAAACAAGACACCATTCTTTCTGAGAGAGGGGATGTAGGGAATTTTATTAATCTGCCTTACTTTAAATCAAAACAAACTATGCGATATGCTTTTGACGAAAAAGGTAAGGCTATGAAACTTGAACAGTTTCTTAATGCCGTAGAGAAGAAGAAGACATTTGTTGCCGATTTAGAAAAGGTAAAATACGGGGAAAGCCGTGAGGTTTTTGCAGACGGGCCACCTTGTTTGCAAAACTATGTGTCAAGTGGAAAAGTAGACAATAATCGAAATATTTTTCTTTCCCAATGTGCTCCGTATTGTAAGGGTAAGTTTTCTGATTCTTGGAAGAATTCTTTGGAAGAGATTAATCAGAGACACTGTTCTCCACCTCTTCCCGCAAGTGAATTAGTGACATTACAGAATCAGTACCAGAAAAAAGACTATTATTACCAATGCAACATTGAACCAAATGCTTCTTTTTGCAACAAAGAATTATGTAAGACCCGAAAGTTCGGAATTGGTACGAAATCGGATCATGCTGCCGAATTAAGTGGGTTGACAATTATGCTATCTGATCCGAAACTTGTATTTCTTGATGTGAATGGTGGACGATTAGAAATCACTATGGATCACCTCCAAAATCAGCATTTGTTCCAAAAAGCTTGTATGGAGCAATTAATGTTTATGCCTTCAAAAATGAAGGAACCCGATTGGGTAACTAAGGTAAATGAGATGTTAAAACACGCAGTTCAGTTAGAGGTTCCAAAAGAACTTACAGTAGATGGTCAGTTCTACGATCTGCTTGAGACATTTTGCACAAGCCGTATTCGAGCACAATCCTCAGAAGAATTGTTTATGGGTAAGCCGTGGACAGAGGACGGAAAAACAATGTTTATGATTAATGGTTTAATGGAGTTCCTTCAGCAAAGAAATTTTACCTCTTTTACGAGGGCACAAATACAAGAACGTCTGAAGAAGTTGAACAATGGAGAAGAGTGCAACGGGCATAAGAATTTAAGAAAACCCGATGGGGCAAGAACAACACTGCGAGTTTGGTGGGTTCCTACTTTTGAGGGAGTAGAAAAAGTGGAGATTACTGAGAATGACATTCCGTTCTGAGTTGATATTAGGACCTCCTGGGTGCGGTAAAACTCATACCCTCATTGAGATCGTCAGAAAGGCTCTCTCAAAGGGCATAGACCTTGATAGGATAGGTTATGTATCTTTTACCAAGAAGGCTGTTAATGAGGCTGTAGAGAGGGCAGGATCGGCATTTAATTTAGCTCCGAAAGACTTGCCTTACTTTCGTACTCTTCATTCACTTGGGTATAACGGATTAGGTCTTTCTCAAGCCGATTTAATGTCTCGTGAGGATTGGAGAGAGTTTTCCAGACAGATGGGCATGAACTTTGATGGAATTACATCCTCAGATGCTGACGATGGACTTATTCTTCCACAAGGTCGGGATAATGACCGATATCTTAGGATGATTGATAGGGCTGCTCTTCGATGTGTGTCTATCGAGAAGGAATTTAACGACCAACGAAGTTACGATCTTCATTTCTTTATGCTTGAGAAAATAGACAAGGCATTGAGACTCTACAAATCAGAAAATGGAAAAGTATCGTTTACGGATATGATTTCTAAATATATAGAGCACTGTAGTCCTCCGAAATTGGAAATATTAATAGTGGATGAAGCTCAAGACCTTGTTCCTCTGCAATGGAGAATGGTAGAGAAACTTGCGAGTAATTCAGAATATACTTATTTTGCAGGTGACGATGACCAGGCGATTCATAAATGGGCGGGAGTTGATGTTAATTTATTTATGAAATGCTCTGAGACAATTCGTGTTTTGGATAAAAGTTACCGACTCCCGAAATCAGCTTTTGATTTATCGATGTCCGTGGTTCAACGGATAAGGAACCGACAACAAAAAACATTTAAGCCGACGGAAAGAGAAGGAAGTGTAAATTTTCATCTTGACACCCACGATATAGACATGAGCCAAGGTTCGTGGACCTTGATGACTCGAACAAACTCCTTTGCCAGAGATATAGCCTCCGATCTTCGTGACCAGGGTCTATTTTACGAGATCAAAGGATTCCCAAGTGTCAAGCTAGAAATAGCTGAAGCAGTAAAAATTTGGGAAGGGTTGCAAAAAGGAGACGAAATAGGATTACATGAGGTAAGGCGATTGTATGAACTTGCCCCGAAAACAGGAGATGGAGCCATAGTAAAAAGGGGAATGCTTCCTTTACTCGATGCCGAACCCTTAGACAGTACTTATACCTATGAAAGCTTAGTGAAGAATCTCGGATTACTTGCCCCTAGAGAAGTTAGTGCTTTAGACGTTCTTCGTCTAGGAACAGACGAGAAGTATTACATTCGTTCTTTGTTACGAAGAAAAGAAGTGTTAACAGAGCGACCACGATTAAAAATTTCAACATTCCACGCAATGAAAGGAGGAGAAGACGATAACGTAGTAGTTCATTTGGACTCTACAAAACCATGTGTAACAAATCCTGATCAGGATGACGAACATCGAGTATTTTATGTCGGCTTGACAAGGGTGAAGAAAAACCTACACATTATTGAATCACAAAAGAAATACAGGTATGATATATAATGGTAAAAAGAAAAGAACTCTTAGAAAGAGCAGGCGAATTAATCTCCAAAGAACGAGCAGAAATATACGGAGATGCACAGTTAAACCATGAACGCATTGCGAAGTTCTGGTCAATCATCTTAGAAAGAAAAATTACAGTTGAAGAGGTCTATCATTGCATGATTGCCGTGAAGATGTCCCGACTAATTCAGACCCCGAATCACCTAGACTCTCTGGTGGACATAATGGGATATGCAGCCCTCTGGGGCGAGGACGATGAGTGGGGCGAAAACGATGACTAGGAATAAACACGATAAAAGTACTATAAGTTTTATGGAACGTATGAGTATGGATGTTCTTGATGTAGATTGGAACATTCCTTCTGAATACCCCGATTTAACTAAATCCAGGCAAATAGCCGTGGATCTGGAAACAAGAGATCCGAACATAAAAACATTAGGACCGGGATGGTCGAGAAAAGACGGAAACATTATAGGAATAGCCGTGGCGACGGGTGACTACCAAGGTTATTTTCCGATTCGCCATGAGAACGGACACAATCTAGACCCAGATGTAACCCTTGCATGGTTTAAGGAACAGATGAATACTCCACACATCGATAAGATTATGCACAATGCTACTTACGATGCGGGATGGCTTAGAGCCGAGGGTATCGATGTTAAGGGAGCAATTATTGATACGATGGTGGCTGCTCCTTTAATCGACGAGAATCGGTTTAGTTATAGTCTAAATAATCTTGGACGGGATTATATTGATATGCGTAAGGATGAAAAGATGCTGAGAGCAGCAGCTAAAGATTTCGGTATCGATCCTAAGAGCGATATGTATAAAATGCCCCCTATGTATGTCGGACCTTATGCCGAGCAAGATGTTCTTATGACTCTTAAATTATGGGAAAGATTGCAAATTGAAATAAACAGAGAAGAATTAAATAGTGTTTTTGAATTAGAATCACGATTAATACCGATTTTACTTGACATGAGGGAAAGAGGTGTTCGAGTTGATTTAGATAAAGCTGAAAAAGCTAGAAAAAAGTTAAAAAAGCGTGTCAAGGAAATAAAATCTTTTATTAAGCAAAAAACATCTATTGACATTGAGCCGTGGGCCAATGCTTCCGTAGAAAAGGTCTTTAAGGAGTTGGGATTGAATTACCCGAAAACGGAACTTGGAGCACCTTCTTTCACCAAGCAGTTTTTACAGGCTCATCCTAATGAGGTTGCCCAGGCTATTGTAAAATTAAGAGAAGCAGACAAAGCTGACAGTACGTTTATTGATAGTATTTTGAAACACGAACACAAAGGTCGTATTCATTGTGAATTTCACCAATTACGATCTGATGATGGGGGGACAGTCACGGGTAGGTTTTCGTCGTCGAATCCAAATCTGCAGCAGATACCTGCTCGTGACCCCGAAATCAAAAAGCTGATTCGGGGTCTTTTTATACCCGAAGAAGGACATAGATGGGGAAGTTTTGACTACTCCTCACAAGAACCGAGGTTATTGGTTCATTATTGCTCCGTGCTTAGACAATCTGACAGGCATCCTATGATTGATGATGTAATTGACGAATACCACAAAGGCGATGCTGACTTTCACCAAATGGTAGCTGACCTTGCAGGGATAACCCGAAAAGAAGCAAAGACGGTGAATCTAGGAATTATGTACGGAATGGGAGTAACGAAACTTGCAAATCAGTTGGTACTTTCCGTAGACGAGGCAAAAGCTCTCATGACTAAATACCATGAGCGTGTGCCTTTCGTAAAAACTTTAGCTGAACGAGTAATGCAGAGAGCAGCCAAACACGGAAAAATTAGGACGATAGCAGGACGTTTATGCCGATTCGATATGTGGGAACCCCGAACTTTTGGCTATAACAAGCCTATGAAGTTTCAAGATGCAGAACGAGAGTACGGACCTCAAATTCGAAGGGCATTTACCTACAAGGCTTTGAACAAGCTGATCCAAGGTTCGGCAGCCGATCAAACAAAGTTAGCGATGGTAGATTGTTATGAGGAGGGTCTTGTTCCGTTGATCACGGTTCATGATGAATTATGCTTCTCTGTAGACAGCGATATTCAAGCACATAAAATCAAGAAAATTATGGAGACGGGTCTGGAGTTGGCTGTTCCGAGTAAGGTTGACCAGGATCTAAAGAGCAATTGGGGCGAGGTTGATTAATCGCCCTTTCGCCTTGACAACAATCATCGACCACTGAACCACAGACAGAGCATTGGTCGTGACCATGCACATTGATACGATTACTTTCTTGCTGACATTTAGGGCAAATCATCTGGTTGCTAGTGACTGAGCAAGTGCTTGTGACGCAGGGTCTGGATTTACAATTGGGTTAGTTGGGTCAACCCTTGCTGCTTGAGTGCCTGCAAAAGCAGGGGCGACGTTTGGTATTGCAGACCTCACGGGAGCCGTTGCTTGTTGCATGGATCTTTGAACTTCTGGAGGTGGAGCAAAAGGACCTTCTGGTGACGTTACGGCTTGAATATTTATTTTTTGAACCTCTGTTTGTATATCTCTAGCCACGGTGCTGATAAGTCCTGCCCCTGGTCGTCTGCTTGAAGTTAACAATTTTAAAACTGCAGGTTTTCTTAAAAGGCTAGACATAGTGGTGTAGTATGCTAAAGCAGGAAGTGCTACAAGAGGAGCTTGAAGAACGCCAAAAACTGTTAACCCTAAAGCAATTGTTGGAGCAGCCAACCCACCTTTTCCCATTAAAGGTTGCTGAGAGGCTCTTTTCATTATCTCTGAAAGTTTAAATAACTCCGATGTTTGTTCTTTCCCGAACATAGCGGTTAGAGTGTCTTCTCCGTAGTTGTCTAATGTCTTAAATAATTCCCCACCTAGTTTACCAGAGAGAAAATCATCAGAAAATTTAGTAGAATTAACGTCGCCTAAAGATCTTAATATTCTACCCATAGCCTCATTTTTAACTTCTTCTGTTAATGCTCTATGAGCTTCGTCATTAAATTTAAGAGTTGTGTCTCCTATTTTAAGGTTATTATTCATAAATTGAGAAACCATTAAAGGTTTTTTAGGGACAAAAATTCTATCCATAATCTCGTCTGGACGTGCTTTTCTAATATTTTTTAAAAAAGCGTCATTTTTAACAGCCTTAAAATCTTCTGTTGCTTTTGTTAGACCCTTGATAGCTTCGGCTAAAGGTCTTCCTGCAAACTGGTCTAAAATTTCTCTGTCAAATTCAGAACCTGTAGCTTTTAAAACAGTTAATAATTCATTAAGGTCATTAAGTTCCCCTCTAAAAAGAACATCTTTTGTTCTTCCTAATTTATCTATCTGCCCGGCTATTTTTATGCCATCATAGACTTGACGACCTTTTTTAAAGCTCATACTCCTAGAAGGATCATCTAATAAGTCACGAAC